CATCCGCAGGCTTTAATAGGATCTACTAATCTTCAACGACAATGGGAAAGATATGTAAACAGCAATCTTAGAAAAAGTTCTATTCTTGATAATAAAATTAAAGGTGATAGAGATAAGTACCTAGATATACAACTGAATATTACTGCTTATGAAGGTCAAATTGCAGAGCTTGAACGTAATTTAAGCCGCTGGAGTAAGTTTGTAAATGAAGAAGGCCAAGCTGTTGAATTATCTCTTTATGATGATACTTCTGATTTTGATGATGTTTTAGAAATAGATATGGGTCGAGCCCAGCCGATGCGTCTTACGACTAAAGTTGCTCAACAGTGGTATTTGAGATTTAGCGCCATTACATTGAGCGGTGCTGGCGATGTTAGAAATTATGGCCCTCGACCAGGCGGCACTAAATATTTTAGACCGTCGAAGTTTAGAAGTTGGCAACTCGATGCCGGCAAGGGTGGCCGTCGCGACGACGAGATTGTGGGTCTGCCAAGAATGGTGATAGATCCCGAACTTGTCGCTGACATCGGTGATCGTCAGATTCGACTCAGACCAAAGGATGAAGGGGCCGCCTCATGGCGATCTTTTGGAAACCCTGGTGTGCCTAATCTAGATGGAGCTAATCAATGGGGATATAAACCAGGCCCTGTTGATATAGATGAAGATGGAAATAATATTGGTGGTAACCATGTTGCCAATTATGATGAGTTTTTAGCATTATTCGGTCTTTCTCCTGGAGAAGTTTTTGATGGCGGTTTCCACGCAGGCCGGGGCACGCACGAAGACGAGCTTGGCGGAATCGGAGATCACGACGGCAACTGGCCACGACCTATATTCGATGACCCTCCATATTATATGGTAGATGATAATAATAATATTTGTCGTGAAGGAACTGATTTAAATGAAGGATGGTATCAACAAAGCGGATGGCATTTAGGGTATGGTGGTGATCCCGTATGGCTTTATCCGAAAGCAGAAAATGCAGTTCGCGTTGATCCGATAACCGGGCAAGTACTATCAAAAGGAAATAAAAATACGTCGAGAGCGCGCGTCGATGGCGCACAGACTGATCGGCAGAATCAGGATTATAGCATTGGTGAGGACAGCGACAACCGCCGCTGGCGAGGTGGGACTTATAGAATCGCCGCGGGGGAGCATAATATAAACTTAACTCTTGATGAAAAAAGAGCTCTAGTTATGCAGAAGTTTTATATAGAGCATAAAGATATCGACAGCCGCACGTCGGCCTGGGGTGGACGAACCACGACTCGACACAAACATCGTACGATGGGTACAGATACTCCTGCGCGCGCTCCGGCAGGAACAGAGATTGTTGATTCGGCACGGCTGGGAAAATTAATAGATAAACCCGGTGGTGGAAAGATATATGAAAATGGTGTATATGATACTGATGCATCGGGTAATAAAATTGGCCCTCCAATCGGGCCTACTAAACTAAGAACAACGTCATATACAAATCCTGAATATCCTTATGGAACGGGCTGGTATAATCCACACAGCGGCGATCCGGGCCCATACGGTGCTCGGCAAGGCCCAGAAAGAAATCCTAATAAAAACTATCTTTATATAGGAGATTTCTTAACAACACTTCCTGGTAATGGAATGTTTACAACAGTAAATAATGATGATTATAGCCCTTCTTTTATAGATCCAGACGGAAGTATAGTAGATGGAAAAGAATTAAACATAGGTTTTGTGAAATTTGTTGTTGGAAATTTACTAGCAATGCTTCCTCTAAATAGAAGGATTGGTGCGCGTGATTATCAGAGTGCAACCCCGAAGGGTTCTTTAAAGGTAACCAATGTCAAGGACGGGTCGATGGATGATAAATGGAGAATAAGTGATGTAACATACGGCCATTTATTTCTACCAGAAGGTGAAGAAACTGACGACGGCGGTGGCATTATTAAAACATTTACTAATTTTGCTATGAAGAACATTCAATCAGTAGCTGATATTCCTATTAGGAGAGATGTTGTTGATAATGTAATTAATAAAAATAATGGAAATGTATCAATGGCTCAAGCTCTTCAACAGATATTACATCCGTCTGCAATTGGAGTAAATACAGGAAACGTAAATATTGGAATACGACAAACAAAGGGTGATGTTTATGAAGTATATCAAGCAAACAAAAATTATAAGGCAAAGGCTGACAAGGAACGTCAAGAAACGAATAGATCTTTATTTGATTTAAAATATCCTTCGGATGTTTTTTTGATTGATTATAAGCAAAGTGATTCATTAATACAAAATATTGATATGAACTCTCAATTTGATCCAAATGCGGCCCATGCTTTTAAGCGGGGAGCGGAGAAAATGTTGGGTAATCCCCAGATTTTTGCACAATTTATGGCGTATGGAAATATTGCTCAGGAATTTAAAGAATTTTTATCAGAGGAAGATAAAATTCGTTCGATGGCCGATCCTAATTCCCCGGGTCTATACGATGGTGTAATCACGATTGGCAAAGGTGGAGCTGGTGAAACGGCTGCGGTAAAAATAAAGCATGCTGCATTTTTTGGTGAAGGAGAGAATGTTTTAGTTCCCGAATCTTTAATAAGTAAATTTTTGTCGCAAAACCAAGAAACTATGATGAGATTAAATGCGCAGTTGGAGGCGGCTCAAGGAGCGGATTTCGCCAGTCAATTGCTTGCTAATTATATGCGTCAATGTAATGTAACTATACATGGTACTACTAATCTTAATGTGGGCGATAATATGACAATATCGGGCGTATTAGATAATCAAGATGGGCTATATGAGATTATAGCAATTAGAGAGTCAATTACTCCACAAAATTTTACCACCTTTATTCAAGGTATTTTGACAGTCCCGGCTCCAGGTCGTTACGGAGATACAAAAACGGAAACAGCTCCAGATCTTAATTCATTAACCGTTGGCACTGAAGGTTAAGGCTAATCAGAGCGAGCTTCGTGATTATAAGTTATAGTTGGTATAATTTTATGTTTAATTCTATTAAAATTTAATTGTATTTGTTTCTAAAAGGAGAACTATGAAATATTGGGGTGAAGATCAAGAAGCAGCGGTTATTGAATTTAACACTAATGATGATATAGATCAGAAGCATCAAGTTTTTGTAAAGGTTATAGATCCAGCTTTTCGTAAACTGGTAGAAAATATCTATTATACTTATAATTTTAACAAAATTCTATGGGACAGAGAACAAATCGAGCATGAAGTAATGGCTCATCTTTATGAGAAGTTAGGAAAATTTGATGTAACCAAAAATAAGAAATCTTTTTCATACTTTGGCACCATTACTAAAAATTGGATGATTCAACGATGTAACGCTGATAAGAACAAAAGGTTTATTGATGCTGACAATCAAGATATTATTATACAGAACATTAGCATTAGTGAATATGAGGAAAAGAAGATCATTCATCATAATGAAGATTTTATAAATGAAATCATAAAAGATTTTGACGATTGGGACGCTAAAGATAATTATACCAAGGATGATTACGCAGTTTTAGAAATAGTGAATGATATACTCAAAAACTATGAGAGATTTAATATTTATAATAAGAAGCAACTTTATGTGTATATTAGAGAGGCTACGGCTTTACCAAGTAGAAAAATAACAAAATCTTTAAAGAAGATAAAAATTACTTATGGTGATGTAAGAAATAGTTTTATAGGTTAATATGGATGAGAAGGAAATAAAAGAAAAAGCCGAAAGATACTGTGAATTATTAATAGTATATGATGATATGCTTCAAATTTTAGAAACAGTGACAAAAAAAATAAGAGACACTAGAAAAGAATTAGTTTTTTTAGAAGGGGAGTTACAAGAAAATGGGGTTAAAATTAAGGATGTTGAGATAGAAGAATGAATCAAGGTGGTGAAACTCTTAATAGACAAGTACATAGAGGTACTAATTTTATTCAAACTGCGTTTGATGCTACGCAGGGAGTTACTAATCCTAACGTGCCTCATTTATTGTATGAAGGTATTGTTATAGATATAAATTTTTCACGAAGTGTGGCTACTACGACTGCCAGTTTGTTACCTCCCTTTAGTGTATATGCTAAAATTATTGGAGAGGACGATAATACAACTACTCCTGAAAGTGACAGCAATCGCACTTATTACCCTCCTTTTTTTCCTATGCATAATTTATGCATACCTGAAATTGGTGAATTAGTTTTGATATTAAAGAAATCCCCCACTCCTTCTTCGGTGGGTTATTATATTGGGAGAGTTAATGATTGTACTCCCTTAAATATTAGTTATGCTAAAGACTATGTAAATATAAATGATAGCTCAGCATCTAATAGTTATCGTTATGGTTTTTCATTTGATGTAAAGAAGTTAAGAAGTAAATATGAAGCTTTAATGCCTTCTTCTGAAACGAATAATATTTCTATACCTATTACTTATGGAGATGTAGTGCAACAAGGGCGAAGCAAAACATATGTAAGACACTCTTTTAATAAAAATAATAAGGAGGGAGTTTTAGAACAAGGAATTGGGCTTCCTGGCCAGCCATCTTCTAACCAGATTGATAATAGTTTTAAATATATTGGTGAAGGCTCAAGTGCAGGACTTATAGACAATCCTGTAACTACTTCTCATTACTTTAATGAAGAGACTGGCGTATTAGAGGAACAAGCTACTGTTACTAATGTCAATTATCTATTGTCTGATGATAAACAGGTTCAGAATAGTTATGATCCTTCTATAGGAGAAACAAGCACTAAAACTATACATTTTATTGATTCCTCTATTAAGAGATTAGGGAATTATAATTTTCAAAGCCAGAAGGTTGAGCCTCAAGGTGATTTACAGGCTGAAGATCGGTCAATAATTGCCAACGTAGCGGATGAAATTTATAATATATCTTCTAAAGAGATTTCTGGTGGCCTTTATAGGCAAGTATTGGGTGAAAAATTGGTTACGCAACAAAAACAGACTTATAATATATTAAAAGAAGTTTTAACTACAGTTCAAGGATTTGCTCAAACTACACAAGTGTTGTTAAATGCTTTTTTGGATCATACTCATGCCTTACCTAGAATAGATTTAAATTTGGAAAAAGAAATTAAAAGTAAAGATCTTTATAGGACAGCACCCCGTTTTATAAAACAACCAGATCAGATTATTAATACACCAGGTCGCTCGATGCGTGTAAAAACTGGAACTCGAAGAGTGAAAACACCGTACGGGGGTTATCGTGAAGTTCCTATATATCAAACTCAGAATGTTGCTGGTACTACTATTAGAGTATCTCAACCTCCAAAAATAATACCGGGAAAAATAAAAGAGAGAAATGTAAAACAAAAAATCAATTTTGAAGCAATCATTGGTGGTGCAGAAAATCCTCGATTTACTGCTCCTATTCAAACTCAAAATGATGATCCGCAAAACCCTTCGTCGATGGGCTTAAAAACATCTAATGTTCATGATTCTTTAGAGAAAACAATAGCATCTTTTACTGGCCAACAAGAACGTTTGAATGATCTGTCGTTAAAAATATCTGCCTTTTTGAGTAACAATCAATTTATAAATTAAGTGAGAGTGAGAGATGCCAAGAGAAAGATTTATAGAAGGTGAAACAACGATTGATCCGTTTTATCCAGATGGGTACGTATCTAGTGATCAAGACAGAAGACAAATTCTTGCTAATAAAGAAAAATATGCCGCTAGTGTAAACTCTATTAACTTAAAGTTTCCTTTAAAATCTTATAGAAGAGGATTTTTTGAAGGAAATGCTGACACATTAAATGCTGTAAGAGAAAATATTAAAACTCTTTTAATGACTACAAAAGGTGAAAGAGTTATGCACGGGAGTCTAGGTACTAAAATTCCTGTATTACAAGGCCAGCTTTTTGAGCCTATTGTTAAAGAAGAAACTTTTGAAAATATAAGATTGGAAATAGAAAGCGCTATTAAGCGATATTTACCTTATATACGAATATTAGATATAAGATTGATAACACAAGATGAAGAACCAGAGTTAGGTAATAATAAAGTAAGGATTAGTATGGATTATGCTATAGCAGATCAAGGGGCATTAGTAGATACTATTAATATTGGGGTTAATAACCCTAATCCGAATTAGAGAGATAAAATGGCTGTTAGAGATATAAATTATTTATCAAAAGATTTTACTTCTATTAAATCTGATCTTATTGATTATGTTAAACGACATTTTCCTAGCGATTGGCGTGATTTTAATGATGCGTCCGGTGGAATGGCTCTTTTAGAACTAATGGCATATGTGGGCGATGTTTTAAGTTTTAATATTGATAGACAAGTAAATGAGGCTTACATAACAAGAGCTGTAGAAACAAAAAACATAGTTTCCTTAGCGAAGAACTTTGGTTATACTCCTAAAAATACTACGCCAGCTGTTGTAAATTTATCTATAAGTGCTGATTTAAATGAATCTACTTCCGGGGAAACTTTATTTACCCTTAAGAAGGGCGCGACGGTATTTACTAATTTTGAGCCTATTGTTTCATTTGAAACATTGAATGATGTTGATTTTGCACAACCTAAAGATAGGATTGTTAATAGTGGTGGAGGTACTACTACTGTTACAGTAAGTGGAGTATCGGCGGCCGCAGGACTTTCCAAGGTTTTTAATTACACAGTTAATAACCCTATTAAATTTTTAAAAGTAACCCTTCCAGATACAGATATCAATGAAATTGTTTCAGTTTCAGCTGCAGATGGGAGTGAGTATTATCAAGTAGATAGCTTAGCGACGAATACTATTTTTGTAGGTGAAGTTAATACCGATAGCAGTTCTGGTGACGCTGCCTATATAATGAAATTAAAAACAATTCCTAAAAGATATGTAGTTGAAAGAGAGCCATCAGGGCTGACATCGGTTCGTTTCGGGCCAGGAGTATTAACTGAAGAAGATAGTGAAGTTATTCCCAACCCTAATGATTTTGTTTTACCCCCTACTTTACGTGGATCACCTTCGGGATTTGCTCCAGTTGCTATAGATTCGACAAATTTTTTAAAAACAAAAACGTTAGGAGTAGCACCACAAAATACTATTTTAACAATTAATTATAGAGCGGGAGGCGGTGTTTCAACAAATGTAGGTCCGAAGACGCTCAGCAGATTTGTGAATAAGCAGGTTGAGTTTGCTAACCCTAATTTATCTTCACTTTCTGCTGTTGTAGCTACAAATATTGTTGATAGCATTTCTTGCACTAATTATGAGCAGGCTAGTGGAGGGGAAGAAACAGAAACTATTACTTCCATCCGTGAAAATGCAGTGGCTAATGTTGCTTCTCAAATGCGGTGTGTTACATTACAAGATTATCAAACTCGAATAATGGCTATGCCTTCACAATTTGGCACTGTTTATAGAAGTTTTGTTAGGAAAGACCCTAATAATAATTTAGGAGTTCAACTATTTCTAATTACACGGAATGCTGATCGTCAGTTAACAATTCCCTCTGGTGTTGTAAAAAATAATATAGAATCATATATAAGGAAGTTTAGATCATTTTCTGATACTGTTCAGATAACGCCAGGAAGAATTGTTAATATAAGTGTAGAGTTTGTTATAGTACCGAATGCGGATGCTAATGCCCAAACTGCACTTATGGAATGTATTATGGTGTTACAAAGAATTTTTGATACAGCTCGTACTAATTTTAACGATAGTCTTATAATACCTGAATTTCAGAGTCGGTTGCAATCATTACAAAAAGTAATGGCGGTACCGAGTTTAATTATTAATAATAGAGTGGCTACTGTTGATGGCCGTGCTTATTCAAGTACGGAATTTAATATAAACGCGAATACACGTAGTGGCATTCTTAAGTTTCCGCAAGATGTTGTGTGGGAATTAAAGTATCCTAATTTTGATATTATAGGACGGACAGCAGATCAATCAACTGCAGCTAGTCAGAGTGGTGCAGGTGGTGGTGGTGGTGCTGGCGGATATTAATGAGAGAATAAAATGAGCTACGCACGAGCATTTTCACAAAAAGATAATTGGATTACAGAATATTCTACAACTGCTAATTTTGGTTTGTCGCCAGTGTTAGAAGTTTGGAATAAAATTAACGATAGGCGTGACGATAGAAAAGAATGGGCTAGAATGCTTGTAAAGTTTAGTCTTACTTCTTTAAGTGCAGGTATTGTTAGTACTGGAAAGTATCCAGATCCTAGAGCTGATACTACTGTTTCAGCTTATCTTTATATGTTTAATACACCATCTACAGATACTATTCCTGAAAATTTTGATATATGGGGATTTCCTCTTACATCGCATTGGCAAGAAGGCCGTGGATTAGATAATGATAACTTTAGTAATACTGGTTTCTGTAATACGTTGTCGGCTACAAATGCGTTAGCATGGAATACAGGTAGTAATGCCGGGCAAACTGGTGCTAATAATTATTTGGGATATGCTACTGCTGTTTATGATTCTAATTCGGCTTCGATGAATTTTCCAAATGGCGAAGAGAATCTTAAATTAGATGTTACAGATTATTTTAAGGCTTTCCTTAATTATGCGACAGGAACTAGCATTGCTAACGGAGGATCTGCAGATCATGGATTTCTTCTCAGGATGGGTAATGGTCAAGAATGTAAAGATGCTACAGAAGCCACGGCAGCTGGAGTAAATACTTCAGTTTCTGCCGAAAATTTTTATTCTAAGAAATTTTATAGTAGAGAAACAAATACTCAAAAAGCTCCTTATATACAACTTGAATGGCCCGGTGCTATTAAGGATGATAGAGATAGTATAAAATTTTCAAAATCTGGATTGTTATATTATTATAGTGTAGTGGATGGTGCTTTAACTGATTTAAATGGAACAGGGCCTTTTCCTGGTCATGTTACTTTAAGTGCCGATGGCAATGCAACAGTTGCAGGTAGCACAGGAATTTATTTAGGAATTGCAGTAACTGCATCTCGGGCGTCAAAAGGTATATATAAAATAAATGTTGGTGATGCAGGAACTGAAACTGCAGCAGCCGGATTAACGGGTATAAACCTTGGTGTTTCTAGTGCCACTTCTTTTACAGATAGTTGGACGGTTACAACGGCTGGTGAATATAGAACTGATTCATTTAATTTTGCTTGTATTTTACCAACCTCTGGTTTTAGTAGATATACTACTGCGAATTTGCAAATTACATTGAGTAATCTTGTTCCTCAATATCAGCCTGGCACTATATCAAGAATAAGGATGAATGTTAAAGATAGAACTACATCATTAAAGAGCATCACAGGAAGCAGTACAGCTGCTAATAATTACACTGTGAAGTCAGGGAAGATTCAAATTAGAGAAAAATATACAGATGATATAGAGGTAAGTAATTTTGATATATCCTATGATTCTGAAGGCAACTTCTTTGATTTGGATACTAATCTTTTATATCCTGGTATTCCTTACAAAATTTTTATGGAATGTAATGTGCGCGGCGATACTTTATTTTTTGATTTTCCTGAGAAATGGGATTTTGTAGTAGGGGAATCTTATAGCACAGAAGATACCAACCCTTCGTCTATGGCCCGGAGAGCAAGAAGTTCTGACTATGATCCTGGTCTTTTATAGAGAAAATTAAATGCCTGATTCTGGATTTTCATATGATACTCTAGTAGCATCCTTATCTGCTTTTGGCAGCGCTAGCGGCGAGCTTATTAGTTTAAGTATAACTGGTAGCAAAAATCAACTTGTGCCTTTGGTTGATTATGGAGACTTTTCTAAACACATTTTTTTTGGTAATGCTGTAAGAAGGTTTAATACTTCTCTTGTTAGAATACTCGCGGAATATCCTATTGGTATGAGCGCCTCGGATGTTTCTTCTTTATCTGCTGAAAATATATATAAGGTTGATGAATTTAAAAAGAAGTCTACAGGGTTTGATTTATGGTTACTTGAAAAGTTAGCAATAACTGGTTCTAGTTCTTCTAATCCTAATGCAGATGCGAATGTAACTGTAAATGCTACGAATCAAGATGGTGATCTAGTACCTTTAGTACATATTGTTAGAGGTGCCACTAATAGTTTAACAGGATCGCAAACTGGAGTAAGAGATTCAGTTTCAGCACGCGCCGTTAATTTTGAAATAGAAAACCTTAATGTTGTAGATAGAACTGCAGGAACTTCTCAATACTTAACTATTGATACTAATCCAAGTGGCTTAAGAAAGTCATCGGTTAGAAAAGCATTTATCGAATTTCCTGCAACTGCTGAAACTCGCGTCACACGGGGGCCAGAACTTAAAAATATGCTACCTTCGATCCTGTTTGCAGGAGATCAAGATGATATTTTAGAAAAGTTTTTAGCTGCATGGGGTGATGAATTAGATGAAATTAAGACATTTATAGATCAAATGTCAAATGTGAAAAGAATAAGTTATGATAAGTATAATAGAGTTCCGGATGAATTTTTACCTGTATTTGCTGAAGAGTTTGGCATTAAGCTTTCTGGATTAGCTACTAAGAGTAATTTTCAAAAATATTTAACTCAATCTACTTCTGGGTCTACTCGGCAAGAAATAACTTATGAAATTTGGAATAAAATTCTCAACAATATTGTTATTCTCTTAAAAACAAAAGGAACAAAAGAAGCTGCTGAAGCGATAAGTAGAATATACGGCGTTGACCACAATTTTATTAAATATGACGAATATTCTGCCTTTCATAAACCTTCTGATATAAGAATAACTGAAGAAGTCGATGTGCCTGTTTTTTATACGTCAGGTGATGCGTTTATTCAAACTACTGCAGATGCAACTACAGGTTCTGCATTAGCTTTTGATTTTCCGGCATCGACAAATTTTACACTTCAGATGCGAGTGTCTGCTACGGCTGATCATGGGTCAATGACTTTATTAAAGCATCCGATGTATACACTTGATATGGATGCAAGCGGACGAGTTGCATTTAAATCTACCACTACTGCTTCTATGTCGGCTC